ATTATTTCGTTCATATCTGTAATCTTAATTTTAAAAGTATCTTTAAGATCTATGCCACAAAATATCTCAATCATCTTTTGTGCTACAAACGTACCATCACCGTTATCTTTTTGTATTTTAATAAACTTCTGATATTGACCTAATGTCAGCTCGTTTAAATCCGTTGGCACATTAATAGAAAGTTTCATAATAATATAATAACAAATTTAACTTTTTTTCACAAAAAAAGGGAGCCATCTTCTAACTCCCTATATAAACCAATTAATATGAAAAATATTCTGAAAAAAGAATTATGAAGATGTAAGTTGTTCTTTTATTATTTTAAAGTTAATATTGTCTTTCTGTAATTCAAAGTGTTCGTGCTTTGATGGATAACTAAAAGCATCCTGTATAAACAAGTCCTCTAGTTGTGATGTATCTAATGTTTTAAGGAAATCTAAGTCGTATTGACCAAACACCTGGTTTAAAGCTATCATAGTATCTCTAAATGATTTTGCTTCCATTATTTACCGTATTTTTCTTTCATTCTCATCTCCCATAAAGCATATTGATCTACACCAAAATGATATAATGCTAACACAGTAGCAAATACTCCTATAACTGCAAATATGTTTATTATTATTTCCATTATAGATTAGTAATTATATTATCTAATACTACAAGTAATATAGCAGCAAACCATATAACTAATACGTATGATATGTTTAATAATTTTTGTTTCATACCTCTAAATTAATAACTATGTTACAATTATCAAAATTATTTAATAACTTTTTTTTATTTATATTTGAATTATGAAAATAACTAAAACAAAATTGACTACGAATGCAGCTAGAGATTCATTCTTACTCTTATGGTTTGTAGACAATAGATTAAAGTCTAAAGTATTTACTAGCGAACAAGAAGCTCTAGATTATCAAGACTTGTTATTAGGTACTAACGAATAGCATACTTACCATAGTTAGGTTTGCTCATTAAACTATAGGTTGCATATCTGGTTGCATCAGGTAAGTGATCAGCACCATCATTAGGTATGTTTGTTAACCTATTAGCTTTATCTTTCTTCCACCTATAATCTCTAAACTCTTTTATAGCATTTACAGATGTTTCTGTAATATGTAGTTTGTATCGCTTTAATAGATCTATACCAGCCATAATACTATTCTGTCCTTTAACACTTGGTCTTATATTGTTTCCCATTCTTCTAAGCTCGTCTATTAAACGTACTTCTGCTGAATCACCAAAGCATAGCTTATTGTCTTTATTATGCTCTAGAAAGAATCTATGTATGTCTGCTGTAGTCATCATAGTTCTATAAAGTAATTCATTAATATATAAGTTGTGATCTTTCTGATATACCTCTACTGCACAAGTAGGATCATTTGTATAACCAAAGTCCATACCTATAGATAAGAACTTAGCATCCTCTGGTATTTTATTTATTGTACTAAAGCTAAATATCTGTGTTCTTGATAGCGCTCTTTCACCTAAACCAAATACTTGCCAATATTCATCATCAGTTTCTTTTAGTCTTTCTAATTCGTGTACAAGCGTTTTATCTATAAATGGATTGTCTTTATATGTAGTCTTATAAAACACAGCATCATCTCTAGTTTCTACTTTATCATATATCCAATGGTTTGCTTCACTAGGGTTATAATCTATTATTATCTGTCCTTCTGTTCTAAATATTAATTGTTGCCAACTATCCCAATCTATTTCATTACACTCATTAACAAATAATAAATTTCTTTTTCTACCACGTATCTTAGCAGGTTGATCTAATGATATAAACTCTATAGTATTGTTGTTTAGATAGTATTCGCTATTACTCTTATTATGGTCTTTCTCACTATATAATTCATAGTTCTTTAGTATATCTAAAAAGTCACGCATAACTGTCCCACGCAAACTTGGGAAAGTCTTACGACATATAGTAACAATATGATTTTGATTTTGAAAGCAGTAATCAAATATTATCCACACTAAAAGGTTAAAGGTTTTACCAGACCTACTTCCTCCCTGCTCTATTAGTATCTTCTTATCTGATCTATGAAATTTATAAGCGTGGTTAAATATAACATTAGTCTGTACTTGATTCATTATCTTTCACAACTACTTCAAATAAAGGTGTGTCTTGGTTTAGTGTTATGTCTTGTGTTTCTCTAGGTTTACCATAATAGTAATTAGCAAATAGTTGTGCAAACTTATAATCACCTTTCTTTAGACCATCGTGTAGTACTTGTATAAATAAATCTTCCATAGGTGATAGTTTGTCTAATAACTTAAACTCATCTGCTTTAGACTTTCTACCTGATCCATCTCTTTTACCTCCCCAACTCATAATTAATTTCTTTTACCTTGTCCTCTATATTTCTTTTTATATCCTGTTTGATTACGACTTGCATTCTTAGAATGTACACCAGGTCTTTTCTTTTTAGGTTTAAATATATAGTTACTTATTACTTTTCTTGCCACTTGAAAAAACTTGATTAATCAAATATATAATACTTTTTTTATACTTTTTTTAATACTCCCATTCACTTTCATCTAAAAACACTTCATCTTTTACCATAGCATCTATCTGTGCTGCCATCTTTATTAGGGTATCTTCTGGTAAGTATTTTAGTTTAGATTTAATATATGCAGTTGTGTTTGCTCTGTTTTTAAAGTCTGGTTTAGCAAATAAATTATCAAACCATTCTTGCATTCTTTTATTATTATGTTCATACACTTCAAACATTTTTAATGCGTGACATAGTGTTGCGCTATCCATATTAAATCCTAATTGATTAAATATTATAATAATATCTTTATTACGTAGTTTGTAATAGTTTCTAAGTATGTGTACAAAGAAAGCTCTTGCTTCTACATACTTTGTTTCTCTTTTTTTCTCTAAGAAGTTTACACCTGTTATCTTCTTAACTTCTTTTGCTATTCTGTATGTTTCTCTCATAGTTTACTAAATTATTAATATTTCTTTATATATCAAAGGTTTATCTCTATATAATAGTCGTCTAGTTCTGGTTCGTCTTGCTCAAAGTGTTGTGCATAAACATTAAGTGCATACGCAACTTTATCCCTACCACTTTGTATGAACTCTTTACTTACAGGTTTACTTATACCTATATCTCTAGATCCTTTATCTATTACTACAAACCTAAAGTTAGGTGTATTAAATATCTCTGTATATAAATATGCTTGTACGTCATAATGAAAGTTATACGCACTATGTTCAAAACCTTTTATGTTACTTGTTGTTTTAAGATCACACACATAGTCTTTAGCTAATACATCTGCTTTAGCACGAAATGGTTGACCTTGTACCAATGCTACACCAGGATACTCTGTCTTACATCCTTTAATCATTTGCATAGCAGGTTCGTTACGATAAAATGCTTCTGCTAGTCTCTCTGCATCATTCTTTTCTTTCATAGTAAATACTTCACCGTGTTCTTCTTTAGCCATTTTAAATTTCTTTGTGTTCTTGCTTTGCACATCTATATATATCTGTGATTCAAATACATCATTCTCTAATATAGCAGTATGTGTTAACCACCCATCTCTTAGTGCTTGACTTTTAGGTGATCCATACTTCATTACATTATAGTATGTTTTAGGTGATTCTAGTAATAGTTTTATACTTGAGCTGCTAAACGCCCATTTATTCATAAAGCCATAATAAAAGTCATCATCTAGCATTTTAGATAACAGTTCTGTTTTATCGTAGTATTTTCCGTCTAATAGTTTTATTTGATTTTCTAACATATCTAGTATTATTAAGTCTAATATAATGTTTTTATAATTCTTTCTCCAACTGCTTTTACTACATCTACAGTAACCGCATTACCACACATCTTATATCTTTGAGTATCAGAGTTATCTTCTGCAAGTGTCCAATTATCAGGAAACCCTTGTAATCTTTCACACTCTATTGGTGTTAATTTTCTTATTCTTCCGTGTTTAAACAAACGCAGACTATTATGATGAGGCTCTGTTAAAGTAGGACTATCATCTCGTGCCTTTTTATTATATAAGTCAAGTGCTTTTATTTGGTCATTAGATATATTTTCTTTCTCTAATGTTTCATTTAAGGACTTTTGACCATAATTGTATTTAATGAACTGGTCAGTATTGCCACCCCCACCAGAGCTTGAATGTAATGTATTTGTTTCATCTTTTTCGTGATAGCTTGTTACTTTACCTTTATTATCTCTTGTATATCCTATTACTCCTTGATTACAACTTGTTTCTAATGTTTGAGCTTGTTGTTTGCCAACTCTACCTCTTCTTGTTTTAGAATTTGGTTGTGATAAATTAACACTATCTCCAGCTTTTGCTATTTCATATCCTTTTTTTGTTGCTGATTTTACTTTTATTTCTTCTTGTGCATTGAGTTTATGTTCAATAATGTAACTTCCGTTTCCTCCTGCTTCGTATCTTGTTGTAAGTGTACAGGTGTTTCCTTGTTGTCTTTGTAACTTAATATTCTTGAAACAACTTTCTCCGATAGGAAATACTTGTCCTCTACTTCTGTTTGGAGAATATCCGACAAGGTAGATTCTCTCTCTATTTTGGGGTAGAAACCAGCTTGTATTAAGCAGTTGCCATTCAAGTCTATAACCCCCAATGTTGGTAAACGCTTGCAGGATTGCTGCAAAGTCTTGGCGATTGTTTGATGAGAATGTTCCTTTAACATTTTCCCAGATAAAAAAATCTGGTCTGCATTCTTCGATAAGCCTAATTGCTTCAAGGATAAGGCTTGATCTGTTTCCTTCCATACCTTTTCTTTTTCCAGCAAGGCTAAAGTCTTGACAAGGACTTCCGAAAGTGATAGCGTTGATTCTTGGGAGTTCTGCTCCTCGAACATCTGTAACTGATCCGACATAAGTACTATTTTTAAAATTATAATTGTATGTTTTTATTGCATATTTATCTACTTCAGAGTAATAAGAATTTACCTTAAACCCTGCTTGACTTAAACCTAAATGAAAGCCACCAATACCACTAAATAAATCAAGTAAATTTATATTCATTTATTCTTCTCTATATACTTCTGTAGGTTCGCTAATGCTCTCCAAGCAACTTTAGCATCGTGTGGTATACCATCATCGTCTAATGTACCGCAGTCTATTAAATGTCTTGCAAGTGCATCTAATTCATCTGTAGATTTATTTCTATCCCAATGTAAAGGTTTATCTGGATGGTGTTGCTGGTTTCCTATATAACTTACCTGTGCTACCATTTTAATTGCATCAGGAAAGTATTTTACTACACCAGAGTATACAGGTATTTGTTTTCGTTTGTCGTGTTTATTAAAATTCTTCATATGTCATTCTATATGTTAAATAAATATATATGTCGTTATCTACTAATTTATATCTTTTACCTTCCATCTCAAATCTAAATATAAATGTAAACAACTCTACTTCTATTTCACTTCCTACTTCAGGTACACTATCAAAATCTAACCATAAAGAATTTACTGTGTCTAGTAGTTTGTTTTCTACATCTTCAGATGGTTCTTGTCCTACTATGTCAGTCAAGATGTGTATCTTCATATTTCTTTAATTGTTGTTTAGCTTCGTTTCTCTCATTTACCGCACCGTCTCTTTGAAATTTATATTGCATTACCGCTTTCAATGCTAAATCTCTATCACGTTTTAATTCTATTATATGCCATTGTATATCTAAGAAAGCGTCTATTACTTTTTTAAGTTCTTTATTATCTTGTGCTTTTTTATTCCATTTATTTAACAAAGCTAATATTGTTGAAATATTATTATCGCACTCAAATTCTTTAATTGCGTCTAGCTTTTTATAAGCATCTATCAAATCCTGATTCATTGTTTATATAACTTGCTTGTGATTCTTCTAATAAATATACTTCTTTTTCTTTTTTCTTTTTAGTCCATAGTGTTGTGTCTGGACAATTTAGTTTCTCTAACTCTGGTAAATCTAATTTGTTTAACCAAAATATATACATACCTTTCGGATCAAACACTAGATATAACTTATGTATTTTTTGTGGTAATTGTAACAATCTTTCATACTTACCTTTCTCTAATAATTTTGTTTCATAATATTTATGTCTAAATTTCATTTCTATTACGCATTCATTTTTCTTTGGTGTTAAACCTTTTGCATCAAAATATTCATAATCTTCACCACACCAAGTGAGGTTCCAACCATCTATATTTAATATATCAACTACAGTTTGTTCCCATTTATGTACTTCTTTTATACCCATTTTTATAAATAACATTTAGCTCGTCTACAAACTCTTGTATTCTACCTATTATATGTTCACCCCTACAAGTGCATAAACTTTCGTAAGGATGATCAAAATACTTTGCGTGTAGACTTTCGATTAATTTAAGTTCGTTTTTTGCTATTGTGTTATTTTTAACTCCTTTAAATTTAGTCCATTGATCGTAATCAATTTGTATCATTTGTACATTATCTGTCATCTTTTAATTTGTATTTTA